TCACTTTTTCGCCTTTGATTTTGCTAGACTTTTTGCCCTGATCCCCGCACCGGATTTCGGGTGCGGGGAAACCGCGTTCGCGATCTGGTCCGCAATGCGCCGGGATGACTTGACGCCTAGCCGTGCTCTGTCGGCTCCCCGTGTGTAGGTTTCGGCCTGTTTCGTCGTGCTCCACCCGAACTGCGACATAAGCTCGTGGGTCGTCGCTCCATCATTCGCGGCTATGGTTGCGGCGAGCTTTCTGATCCCGTGAGCGCTTTTGTTCGTGATCCCGGCGTCGTTGCAGCGGTCCCGGAACCAGTTGCCGAACGATTCTTTTGTGAAGGGCTTGTCATAGGACGACGTGATGAAGTGGAGGCCCCTGGTGTCGGCGAGCATGTTCATGAGGCTCTGAGGCAGTTCGACGGACACCGTGGTTCCGGTCTTCATCGTCTTGATGGTGAGGATATTCCCCTTCATGTGCTGGCGGCCTACACGCACCACATCGGACCTTCGAAGCCCGGTATAAATCAGAAGCTCAGCCGCCTTCCGAGGCATCGTGCCGATCTTCCACTTGCCGCAGAACTTCACCCAATCGTCCATATCCCATGGCAGGAAGCCATCGCTCTCATAGCGTGGCGGTCTAACGTCGGCTGTCGGGTCGGCGTCCACATGGCCGTTTCGCAGTGCCCATTGGAATAGGCCGCGCATGGCCTTTAGGAAACTGCCAGCCTGCCCCGGCGTCTCCCGCCTGGCGTCAATCGACTCCTCCATGGTGAGGCGGTCGATGTCGCGGAAGTCCATGTTCTGCGACTTGGCGATGGCGTTGAGAAAGATATTGGACCGCGCGCGCCGGGTTCCATAGGCCAGTCCCGCCCAATCAGCGCTCTCTTGGTATCGCGCGACAAGCCACCGCAGACCGATAGCCGGTCCATCACGGGGCGGCTTTGCCGAGGCCGATTCTCCTGCTACCGCTGCCTTATAGGCGGTATCGAATTCCGCGCTCGACGGGTCATCGGGAAGCCGGACGCGAGGACTGTCTTTGTCTGGGCGATAGTAGAACTTCACCCGCCCGTGACGGGATCGCTCTCTGACGACGTGCAGCGGCAATTTGCGGGGCATGTCCTCCATCAAAGGACGCGTCTCTGCTTTCCGTCAAACGAGGGTCGGATGACGGAACCGGGTACGGGGATAGCGGGGACAACCTCAAAGCCGTCCTTGCCAAGCTTTACCGCGCCGATCTTATAGCCCGCCGCCTCCAACGCCTTGATAGCGCGGGCGATGTCAGCCTGCTTTACAGCGGCGCGGCGGTCCCTGCTCATGGCTGCTCCTTGCCGAGGGCGCGGGCGGTCTCGTTGGCTAGATCGGCGCGGGAAGTGACATCCATCAGGACGCGGAGCAAAGATGTCTGCTCAGCCCTTGCCGTTGGACTGACCAAGGTCTTCGCCAGCGCGCCATTGATGAGAGCGAGCTTCTTGAGCGCAAGCACTTCGATGGGCGAAATCTCGACGGTTGCCATCACTCCGCCTCCCCGTGCTTGTCCTGCCATGCGCGGGCGGCGCGGAGGTGTCGAGCTGATATCCGAACGCCATGCATTGCCGCATTTGTTAGCGGCGCGTCGTCATCGAAGTGATCCCATACCGATCCTTTCGCAAACGGCTCGATCACCCTCCGCGCCTCTGCCGCCACAGCAGCGAGGCGGTCGCGGGCGGCTTCGGTTTCGGCCAGCCGCCGCACGGTCTCCTTTGCGCGATAGTTTGCGGCGGCCACATCTGCGATCGTAGGCTGCGTGTTCCAGTGACTAGTCGCCTTATCAGCGCGCGCTTTTTCCGCTTGCGCTTGCTCACGAAAATCCTGTGCCGCTTTGGCGTATATATCTAGCTCGACGGCATGTTGAGCCAGCAGGCCGCGGACATGCTTCGCGTGGCTATCCGATTGCACCTTGAAAAGTTCGCGAAGTCGTTCGACTTCCGCTTTCTCTGCTTCGAGGCGGGCGAGCAGGGCGGCGGCTTCATCGAACATGCCGGCGTCAGCCTCAATGTCGACCTGGTCATCGGTGCCATCTCCCCATCTGGCAGCTTCGATTTCAGCGGCGCGGCGTAGGGCATTTGCGTGTTTGCGCAACCGCTCCACCAGTTCATCGCTTGCGGAGTTAGCCATTGGAGCGGGCCTCCATCGGATTGCGCCACTGATACGCTTCGGGCGGATGGCAGTTGCTGAACTCGTAACCGTGCAGATCAGTGCAAGAGCTGCACTGGAAAACAGGATCATTAAGATCGGGCGAACCGTCCATACAGTAGGACCACGTTTGCCACGACGAGACGCCGGGAGCGCCCGGATTGACGAACTTGCCACATGACTGGCAGCGATGATTGAACAATCGCAGCATCACTCCGGCTCCTTCATGGCTCGAATTGCGGCGGCGATGCGCTCGGCCACGTAGTCGGGAAGAGACCCCGCCACACACTTCGCGGCCTCGTCCACGGCCACCCGCGCCGCTCGTTCCAGCGTCTCGTTCGGCGATCGGGATGCGAGGGCTTCGAGAGCGGAGGTGGCTTCTCGAACTGCCGGCACATAAGCTGCGCACAGACAGCCGCCTTTCAATTCGAGAGCGCAGCCAAGCGGCCCCATCTCCCGGTCAAAACCCATGTCGTGCGGGCATCCACCATGGCAAGAGAGTTCCCGCAGCCGCTCCACCAGCGCCGCTATGTCTGCGGGTGGGAACGCGTCGAGATAGGTCCGACAGTCGGTGAGCAGTTCGCGGACCTTGTCGTGCTCCATCATCTCCGGGTTGAACAATCCACCCAGCGACAGGTATGCGGTGATCTTGGCAGACAGTCCCTCCCGGTCCAGCGTGTTCGTCATGCGCTGACCCCCGGTGTGATCGGCCATTGGCACAGGAGCGCGTATCGCTTCCAATAGCCTTCGGCATTGTGTTGGATCGTCACTTCGCCTTCTGCGCGAAACTGCTCGGCATAGTGATGAATCTCGGTGCGTGCGTTCGGACCGTCACACTTGGCGACGGTCTTGTTCCCCATGCGGATACGGAAAGCGGTCATGTGCTGACCTCCGGTGCATTCTCCATGTCCGTCCGCCACCCCTGCGCGCTGAGGGCGGTGCGGGCGGCACGAAATGACGAACCGGCTTGATCAAGAAAGACACAGGTGGATTCCGGGCTGTAGTTGCCCTTGCGCTTGATGTTGTCGATCAGGCTGTTGAGTATTTCCAGACCTTCATCGATAAGCTCCACCACGTCCGCAGGCGCGGGAGCCGGGTCTGCCGGAGCGGAGACCAGCGCGGAGAGGATCGCGTCCGTGTTGTCCAGGATGAATTTGCACATGGCGGCGATCGGGCCGTAGGCGCGAAGTTCCTCGATGTTCCGCGAGTTCGATTGCTCCCACGAAAAGCCTCGGTCAGTGCGCGGGATGGCCTGGATCTTCCGGCGCAGTTCGTCCAGCGCCTGCACCGCAGCCTGGGCAGGGGCGCGGCGGTACTCGACGCCATCTTGAAACGGCGTTGACTGCCATTTTCTGATGTTGCCGTTCTCAGCGAACCAAATCCAAACGCTGTCCATATTAATACCTCCCTTGTGCAAAACGGAGGCTTTCAGTCAGATGAGCGACCTCCTTTTCTAAGTCCGCAATTCGCCCGTCCTTGATTTCATCGCTGTAGAGCTTGGCCAGGGTTTCGCGCACCTTTTCGGTGCGATATCCTTCGGGCGAGATGTATTTGACGTTGGCCCACTTATCGCCGCCGATCAGCGCCTTAACGCTGTCCTCGACCATTCGCGTCATCGCGCCCTGAATGTTGTATTCAGTGTCGATCAGGAGCCAATCGCGAAAAGCATCCCAAACACGCTCCTTCACAGCGTCGAGGACCGGCTTCATTATTTCTTCGGCCAATTTTTCGGCATGTTCCGTCTGCCAATGGGAAAGGAACCGCTCCGCCGCCACTCGTGCCGCAAAGTATTCTGCGCCAAGCGCCGGGTTCTTCTCGGCTTCGGCGATGATGGCGGGACTATACCCGGTCGGCAGCAGTTCATCGGTCTTGCCGGTCATGGCGTGGCCTCAAAGAGATTGCGTGGGGGAAGGGTCTGCTTCGGATTATCCCGGTTACGGGCCGTGCGAGGCGAGACCGTCTTGATGGGCTTTGGAATGGGGCGGGACTTGGCCACGCGAATGCCGAGATGCGAATTGCGGTTCGCATTTACTTTTGCTCGAACCTTTGCCTCCGCAGCGGTTTTTGCGCTATGCTCGTCGGGCCGAATGGCGTGCAGATTGGACTCGCGGTTTTCACCGCCGAGCCACAACGGCACCTTGTGGTCGAACTGCGGCTTGCTCTTTGCATCGAATGGCAAGCCGCTGAGCGCGCTCACGCCGCCTTGACGCTCAACGATCCTGGCCTTGACCGATGCTGGCGGGGCCGTGTCGTCGGTCTTGCCAATCCATTCGGGAAGGGAGCGGGGCATTAGTAATTGCCCCTCTTGAATGCCGCAATGGTCTCCTTCGCCAACTCTCGAGCGTCGTTATGGCCGTCAGCGATTTGTTGCAGCGCGCGCAAGAAGGTCGCGCCGTAAATCTCTGCGCGCCGCTCATTCCATTTACGCTGATGCTTCCGGTAATTTTCTGCCTTGCGAGCCGCGACAGTGTCCGGGACGTGCTGCTTGCAATAGGCTTCGTCGGGGCCATATCCGCGCTTGCGACCGCATTGATGGAACAACCCACCAAGGCTATTGTCGTGCACTTCCTCGCAACAGCGGGCAAAGTCTGGCGCACTCCCCTGCGGACTGCCGGCCCATGCACCATATCTCGTCTTATAGAGTCGGTTCTCCATCACCGCCTCCCGACTTCTGCCGCCAGCGCGCGATGCGTCGAAGCCCGAAGCTCGCCAAACAGCGGCTTGAACTCGCGATGGGCTTTCCTGCGCTCTGCGATCTGGTTGATGATGACGAGACGGCGGTGTTCTTCTCTCTCGGCAATGCGAGCGAGGCGACGACGCCAGAACCAGCCAAGAAATGGGAGCAGCGGGCGAGCCAGGGTTTCGGAGGGGGTTACCCGCCCGCTGCTATTGCCGATGCTTTCGGCAATTGGGAAACTGAACATGATCACGCCGCCTTTCTCTCGGTTTCGAGAAGGCCGGCCACATAGTTAAGCACGGCGTCCTTGCTGCGCTGGAACGTCTTGGCGTCCATCGCTCGACGGGACTGGCTATGCGCCGTGAACTGAATCAGCACATTGCCGCTGATCGTGATGACGGTATCCGGCTCGCGGTTGCGCAGATGCTTGCACCAGCGTTCAGCCTCGGCGCGACTTGCGCAAACGATCGTCTGGCTGTCGCAGAAGCCGCCCGCAATCAGGCCGTGCTTGCGAAGCTGTTCTTCGTTCAGGAAGCGGGCCGCGACGTGCTCCGGCAGGGTCAGCCAAGCTTCGTGCAGCCATGCGAATTGATGTTTGTGCGAGACCCAGGAGCGATCTTCCTGCACTTCGCAGCGGTAACGCTCGCCCACGACGAATTCGGCGTTGCACTGTTTTGCGTGGCGGACGAGAGGAACGAACGCTTCCCCGTCCCACGTAAAAACCATTGGGAATTTGGTCACGATAGCCTCGCAAACTCACCAGATTTTGAAATTGCAGCGGCGGCATAAGCCTCATGCGCCAGCTCTGGCGTATCGAAGATGCCGAGATGTTTTTGCTTGCCGCCAATGATGATATTTGCGCGCCACCGCCGTCCCGTTTTGTCTCTGGACACACCCTTAAACCCCGAAGTGTTCGACTTCGGGACCGACAGGTTAGCCATTTGATCGACGCGTGTTGCTATCCGCAGATTGTCTATGCGGTTATCGGAGCGCTTGCCGTTTTTGTGGTCCACCTCTTCCGCTGGCCATCCGCCGTGCACGTGCATCCATGCAAGGCGATGCGCGCCAAATAGGCGACCTTTGATTTTTATCTGGATGTATCCATCCTTGTTTGGGCTACCCGCGATGCGGCCAGCAGGCACGCGTCCATTCGGACGTACCAGCCAAACGAATAGACCCGTCAATGGGTCATAGCGCAAAAGCTGGCGCAGATTTTCCGGGGTGACGTTGATGCTCTCGCGGCCCATGATCAGCCTGCCATCCGCAGCTTTACGATTTCGGGGAGTTCTTCTGCCGGTTCGTAGCGACGACGGAGAGCCGAGACCGTGTCGCGCAACTCGGTCAGGAACTCGACCACGTCCTTTTCGATCGCGGCGATTGCCGCGTCGTCGCGCTTCACACGATCGACATGAAGCCGCATTGTTTCCGGCAGGCGAGGATCGAAGCTGACAAAGTCGCACCACTGGCGATCCGTGCACGCCATCTGCCACTGCATTTGCAGGAAGTATTTTTCAGGCAGCGCCGCCCCTAGCAGCGTTTCCAGATGGGTTGCCGTATTCGGACACTTGATCTCGACAAGTCCTTCGTCGCCGACAAGCCCATCCGGCGAGGCTCCACTGTCCGCGATCTCGCGATGCGGGACAAAGCCGATCTGCCCGACCCGGATGTTGGCGTGGAACTGGTAGGCGGCGCGGGCGTCCGGCTCCATGTCCGTTCCCCATTGCATAGCCGCATTCGTGAAGCCCTCTGCGTGGTTCCCGGTCAGCCGCTCGGCGACCAGTTCGGCCATATAGTTCTTACGGCTGGCACCCCATCCAGTTTTCGTGCGAGCGCATACGTCTGCGATCCGAGAGGCTGTGACCTTACCAAGTCGGAGCGCATGCCATTCGGGCGAGCCTTGGATGATATCGCTCATCGCGCCGCACCCTTCTTCGAAGCCCATGCGACGACCGAACCGTAGGCATCCTTGAACTTGGATGACGGCAATTCAGAGAGCGCGTCGATCTTCCACTTTTCGCAGAAAAGTTCGGTGTCGATGCCGGCTGCTTCGATGGCCTCCTGGAGCTTGACGCGGTCATCAACGGTGATCGGGCCGCTCTGAGGTGCGGAAGCGGAGTTGCCGTCGTCATCCCTGCTGACAGCAAGATTGAAGATCATGCCGAGAAGGTAGCGCCGACCATACTGAACTGCTGCGCCAGTCGCGTGGGTCTTGGTCATCACGTCGCCACCCTTCGCGCCCTTGCCATCGGCTGGCATATCGAGGCGCGGGCGTTCGCGGTGGCCTCCCCTGTGAGCAACCTTGGCGACGATGCGGACGCAATTCTCGGGTGCACCGTCTGCTGTATCGAAGCTGACAGAGAAGCCGTGTTTCGTGTAGATCGGCCGGATTGCCGCATCTAGCGCGGCGTAGGATGCATATTTGCTCTTGGTCTGCGAGTTGTTGGCATCCGCCCGAACCGGCTGCATTTCCTCCTGCGCCGCTGCCATGGCGTCATCGAAATCCAGTTCGGCCTTCTCGGCCCGCATGGCTTTGTGCATCGCCATGAGTTCCTTCATCTTGTCGATATCGACGGTCTGATCGCGTGCGGCGCGCTCAATGATGGAAAGAACTGCCGCCGTCTCGCTCGCTCCACCTTGGGGAGCAGGAACAATAGTTGTTTCGGTCGATTTCAATGCTTGCGAAACTGCGTTCATGACGCGCTCCTGTCGGCTTCACTGGCGAGGATTTCTGCTGCGATCGCACGGGCTTCATCGAAGCCGACCATGCGGCAGAGGTTGCGGAAGTTCGTCCTGATCTGGCGGGCGAAGAAGCCGCTCTCGATCCGGTCTTCGCGCGGGACTGCCGCCCGCCCCATCATGTCGGTATGGGTCATGGCGCGACCTCGGCGGCAGCCTCGACTTCGACACCGGCGAGCTTCGCCATATCGGCAAGGGCCTCGTCGTTCTTGACGTAGAACTGGCCCGGATTGATCGGAAAGCCGCTCTCCCGGTAGATCAGTTGCGCGGCGAGTGCCGTGTTGTGGTAGCGCTCAAGCGCATAGCCGGCCTCACCCGCCAAATGGACAACCCAGCCGGCGCGGCAGTGCGTCGTGTTGCAGGTGTGCCAGTCGCTCATGTTGAGCGCCCGTGGCTGTGACGCGGCCTCGTAGACCTTGGCGTGGATGTTCTCGATCGCCGGGATCGGAGGCTGGCCAAGCGTGCCGTGCTGCGCAGACGGATCGCCCTTGAGGTCCTTCTTGTCCCAGAGATAGGCGACATTCGAGCAGCCCGAGCAGTCCGAGCAGTCCGAGCAGTCCGAGCAGTCCGAGCAGCGCGAGCAGCGCGA